CGCTATGCGCCGTTCATCTGCGGGTTGGGCGGCTTCAGGTTCGCCCGCAGTGTGGTCAGCGCGGCAACGATCCCGGCGTCCTGGCCGCGCCAGTAGCTGCCCGGCTGGCCTGCGGGCTTCAGCGGGTCCACCATCTGCCAAGTCAGGCGTAGGGCTTCTTCCCAGCGTGCCGTCTCGGCGTCCAGCGCAGCCCGCAGCAGCGCGGCTTCGGTTTCGGCCTTCATGGCGCGCTGTAGCAGCGCGAGGTCCATCTGCAGTTCAACGTGCATGGCCTCAGCCGCGCTTGGTGGCGCGCTCCCAAATGGTGTCCAGCGTCTCGATCTGCTTCGCGCTGGGTCGGCGGCCTTCGGCAAGCTGGCGCTGTAGCGAGTCAACGAAGCCGAGTTCCCAATCACTCAGGCGCTCGCTGCGCTTCTCGCAGTCCTCCAGCAGGGTCACGTACTCGTCAGCCCAGGTAGTCATCTTCGTCCTCCGGCCATCCGTGGCACAAGCACTCACAGGGGTCTTCCGGGCCATCGCCGCCGTACCGAATCCAGGCGCACATGCTGCCGTCGTGGTGCGCGCATGCGCAGCCGTAGGTGCCACGCGGCCCGCTGGTGTTTGTGCCTTCGTCCAACAGCCGCCCAACTGACGGTTCGAGCGGACCCACAACGGCCCGGCTACTTGGTCCCATCTTCCACCTCCTGTGCGGGCCGTTGCGGTCCGCTCAACCTAGCGTTGGGCGTCTTGCTGTCTGGCACGCAAGCGCACCCGCGCGGGTTTGCGCATAGGCTCGGTTCGCCCAGGCACTCGAATTCAGCCTCCGCAGGCTTCAGCCAAACGCACTGATCTCCAAGTCCTTCGCGCTCACACTCACATGTGCTGCGCGTGCAAACGCCGTCCACGCCCCGCCGAAGTGGCTTTTTGTCGCTCATCGCTGGTCCTTCGGCATCGTTCGCGCGGGTGCCGTCAAGCCACGCCAGCGCTTGGGCCGAGTGGCGGGCAACAGCACCGCGCCAGGGATAGCCCACACTCCGTCGCGCCACTCGCGGCGGAACAGGAAGCGCGACTGGCGGTACTCGACCTCATAGATACCTTCATGCACCGGATCAACTGCGACCGGGAACCAAGGCGTCACGCTGCGTCGTTGGCTCATGGCTTGCCCAGGCCAATCGGGCACGGCTTCACCGGGCACTCGGCGCAGTAGCGGTGCGGCGCTGCGTGCGGGCAGTCCTCGAAGCGCGTTTCACACAGGCCGCGCAGCACATCAGCGCACTCGCGCAGCGTCTCGCGCCTCGCCGTACCGTAGGTGCTGGGGCTGGTCACATGGGCGTCGGCCTCGGCCTGCCATTTGCCCGCCAGTATCGCCAGCGTCGAAATCGAAATCGTGTCCATCGTCGTCTTTCTCGGTCTTCCACCGGCCGCCCAACAAGCCAATCGAGGCGAGGTCAAACGGCCGGCAACAGTCAAGGTTTACTTGTCAGTTCAGCGCGGGCCGTTTGCCCCGCCTCATTGGCAACGTTAGGTTTCCTTGGCTCGCGCCAGTACGCGCCGCAGCCAATCAGCGCCGCCAAGCCGCTCCCACTTCGCGGCCTCGGCGGCAGTCACCCGAGCGCGCACCGTGTGGTCGCGGCGCTCGTCGGGCGGCAGTTCTGGCCGCCCTGGTTTCTTCTTGGCCGGCGCCTTCACTGCTTCAACGCCGCCAGTTCGTCGGCCAGCGTCACGGTTTCGCCGCGCTCCATCATGTCGCGCAGCTTCACGCTGGCGGCGTACCACTTGGGCGGGCACAGGTTCACCATGAAATGCGCGTCGGTCAGCGGGCAGACCGTGCGCCACGCGGCGCGGTCGTCGCTGTCTTCCTCGTACTCCTGCACCAGCAGGCCGGGCCGCTTGTCGTCCGGGTCCATGCAGCTCACCACCGTGCTGCGCACCAGCCGCAGAGAGCCCAGCGCGGGGCCTTCGATCAGCGATTCACCGGCGTACATCGTCAGTCTCCTCGCGCCACCGTGGCGCGTGCGGTTAATGTGACACAACAACACGCGGGCGTCAAGCGGTATTTGTGGCACGGAAACCTAACACTTCGTTCCAGCCGACCTTCGGCGGCTGAACTCCACGTTAGGCCCCACGGTTGCAGCAGCCGTAGCCCTCGTTCTCGGGGCAGTCGTCCGGGTTGCCGCTGCACTCCGGGTAGTCCCCTCGAATTCGCTGCTCTGCAATGTCGAGCGCGTCCAGGCGGCCCTCGTCGTAGCTGCTCCTATGCTTCCCAGCGGCGACATGCACCTCGTCAAACAGCATCGAGACGGTGACCGCACAGCGCACCCTTGCCGCGGAAACTGCGCGGCGCACAAGCTGCGTCGGCCCTTCATCGGCCTCGCGGCTCGCGTTCACGATCTGGTCAATTTCTTGTTGGGTCAACATTGGTTGCTCCTAAGTTCCCGGCCTAACAGCCGGATCAAGCGCGGACCCGCCTCCGGCGGGCCGCTTATCCGGTTCGTTAGGCCCGCGTTCGATGGCCTGCTTCAGCAGTTCGCACGCGCTGCGAAAGCCGTGCCCGAAGTCGCCTCCGAGGCCGTCTGGCGCAAAGTCCTGCACGGCACGGTCGCACAGCGCGGCCATCCGCTCGCGCTCTGCGGCCAGATCGCCCAGCATGACGGCGCGGTGTGGTGCATTTTTCGGCCAGTCAAGGTCAAACTCCTTGGCTGATTCGCGTGCGTCCTGCTCATCCACGCATAGCGTTGCAGGTCCGTCGCAGCTCACCGCATACCATCGCTCCGGCAGCGGGCCTAACTCCTCGCTGAAGGCGGGACCGTCGCCGGCCGGATGCTCGGCGGTACTCGTGGAATCCATCTGTCAGTCTCCTTCTGCGCGGGCCGTCGCCGGCCCCTTAGCTCGAACGTTATGGCGCAGGGCTGGCTTAGGGTTCGCCCCAACAAAAATTCCGCTTGCGTATTGGCGCATGATGCTCTATTATTCAGGCATCGCAACACGCAACCGGAGACACCAAATGTTCACTCTCGACAACACCAGCGGTTTCAGCCAAGCCGACCTCGACCTCATGAACCGCGCCCTGCGCCTGCTGATCGAGGACGGGGTCGAGGAATCGAACGCCGCCGACATCGTGAACAACAACTGGCAGGAGTCCGGCAACACCGTCGTCTCGCTCGCCGCTGTTCGCACCCCGCACCTGCGGCTGCCCGGCCAATGAGCGGCAGGCCCTCCCGCGAAGTGGGCCTCGCGCTGGCCCACATCCAGCGCACCGGCTGCACGCCCCAGGCTGCAGCCGACAAGTACGGATTGGCCGTGTCCACCGTGCGCCGTGCCCTTGCTCGCGCAGGGGTGCCGGCTCGGCCAGTCGGCAGGCCAGCAGCAGCGCGTGCGCCATAACACGCCCATCGAGCGGACCCTCACCGGCGGGCAGCAGTTGTGCGTCTTCATGTTTGGTCATCGCCGGTGGGGTCCGCTCATGGGCACGTTATGCGGCTGCGGGTTGCTCGGTGAATCGGCAGTGCGAAAGGCGCACGGTCACTTCCTCACCCGGCTCACGTTCGTTGTAGCTGCACATTGCGCCCGCCTTTCCGGCAGTCACTTCCAGATCGGCCCATTCGCCGGCTACTCCTTTCACGCGCGCGGAAAATGTGCCCTTTCGTGAGTGGTTCACCACGTACTCTTTTCCGATTTGCAGTTCCATGTTTCCTCCATAGCGGCGTCAGCCGCATAACAGTTCATCCAAGCGGACGGCTGCGCCGCCGCTTAATTCAGGCGTTAGGCCGCAAACTCGTCCACCGTGCCGATCTCCAGGCCCAGCCGGTGCGCCAAGTGCAATTCCAGGTGCGCCCCCTTGCTGTTCATCCAGCCCGGCAGCAGGGCAAGCGCATCGCAATCGCACAGTGCCTTGATGTCCTCGCGCAGGTAGTCGTGCCAGTCGCCGCCAGTCTCGGCGTTGATCTCGGCTGGATTCACCGCAATGTGCCCGCGCTCGCGCAACTTGGCTGCAGCAGCGTGGAAGGCCGGAAAGTTGAACTCTGGCAGGCCGGTCATCGGGCCGCTGATGTAGATGCGTTTCATGTTTCGTTTCGCTTCGGCCACGCGGCCTAACAACTCGCTCAGGCGGACCGTCACCGGCCGTCCGCATCGCCTCGGTTCTCACGCGCCGTGCAGCCGGTTCCGGCCCGCATAGCTCGGCCGTTGGGCGTCTTGTCGCAGCCGTTGCAGACTGGCGTCTCAAGCGTCCTGCGGAATGGCTGGCGCTTCCGCAGGCCCGTCACTTCGGTGCGGTCAACCGTGGCGCTCAGTTGCTGCGGGAAGCGCCACAGCCCGCACCGGCCGCATTGCTTCTGCCGTAGCCCGGCCTTGTGTTGCACCTCGGCCCACTCGTGCCACGCCAGGTATCCGTCCGGGGCTTGGTCGCCGGGCTTGTAGGTCGCCTGCTCCAAGATGCACGCAACACGCATCACCAGATCCCTCCGCAGTCCGGGCACGGCAACAGGTAGTCGCAGTCCGGGTCCATGCCATCGCCACGGCAGTGCAAGCACTGGTCGTCGGGCTCGTCGTCGTAGTCGGTGCAGTCGTCGCAGCCGTTGCAGCCCTGCGCGCAGGTTCTTTCGCGCTCCGGAGCCAGCCGCCCAACTCCTCGTTGCAGCGGAGCGCCGCCGGCATCAGTCGTTGTCATCGAAACTCCTTGCGGGCGCCGCCCGCTGAACTCGAACGTTAGGCCCGCAACAGGCCCTCGTCGTCCACATCGCCCACGTAGTCATCGCCTGCTCGAATGGCAAGAATCGTCCGCCTCGCCACGTCCCACATCCTGTCATCGCGTTGCACCACAACCACGCGGCAGCACCGCTCGCGCTCTGCAGCCACCGCAGCGCGCAGCCGCTCGATCTCCTCCACCGCTGCTTTCAGCGCCAGCACCGCGCCGGTCGGCGTGCCGTGCGCCTGCCAGTAGTCGTACAACTCGTGCGGCGTCAGGTGCAGGCTGTAGTTGATCCGCCAGCACGCCAGGTCCAGGGGTTTGTCCTCAAGCATCTGCCCACTCCCACACCACCGCCTTCAGTGCGCCGTTCCTGCCCACGGGCCGCTGGACTGATGGCTTCACCCGGGCCATGTCGCGCAGCGTGTACACCACGCGGCGCACCGCGCGTTCGTCGGCCTGCAGTTCCCAGGCCAGGTCGTTCACCGTCCACGGCCCGCGCTGCAGGGCCAGCGTCACGTCGATCGTGTTGACGATGGCTCCGCGCAGGGTGCGGCGCGTTTTGCTCGGCAGCGGCATCAGCATGCGTCTGGCCCCTGCGGCTCGCTCCACCAGCACACGCGCTCCAGGGGGCCGCCGGTGGCGGCGTCCATCCACTGTTGCCACTCGCTGTCGTACCAGCCCTGCAGGCATTCGCCGTCGGCCACGCGGCACAGCACGGTCGTGTCGCTGTCGGGCAGGCTGACGTGGGCGCTGTGCCAGGTCAGCACCTCGAATTCGTCGGTGGGCGTCATCGTTTGGCCTCTGCCAGGCGCCGTGCGCGCCAGTCGCGCGTGATTTGGCCGCCGCGCCAGCCGGCCGGCGGGGTGAACGTGAACCTGTGGTCCGTGCCGTGCGGGATCACGCGCACCTGCACGCCGTGCGGGTTGGTGGCGGGCGTGGCCGGGTCCAGGCCCACACGGGCAGGCGGTTGCCGCACCGCGTGCAGCCGCTGCCGTGGGCCGACGATGCTGCTGGCGTCAGCCGGGGCGTGGCTGGCCAGCCACCATTGGGCCGGCGCTCGCCCGCCGTGCCAGCGGCGGTACACGAGCCCGGCGTTGGCCAGGTTGGTCAGCACGGCGCCGGCCCGGTTGCGGGTGGCGCGCAGCACGTCGGCCACCTGCTGTGTGTTCAGGCCGTGGCGCTCGGCGCGGGCCAGGGCCTGCAGCACGAGCGGTTCGCCCTTGCCGGGGCGGTGGCGGGCGTGGTTAGGCATGGTTGAGCTCCTCCCACAGGATGTTGCTCGGCCGCTGGTCCAGGCCCAGGCTGTCGGCCAGGCCGTCGGCCAGGTGGTGCAGCTGGTGCACGCTGCCGTCGTTGACCACCAGGGTGTCGGCGCCGGCCATGAGGTCGGCATAGTGGGTTTCGCTGCTGTGCGGCTCGACGGCGCTGACGCGGCTGCGGCTGATGCCGACCAGGTGCGCGCCCCACTCGCGCACGGCGCGCGCTTCGTTGGGGTAGCGCACGTCAGTGATGACGATGCGGTCGTGCACGGGTTGCGCGGTGTGCAGGCCCAGGCGCAGCCGCATGATGCGCACCCAGATGTCGTGGTCCAGGCTGCGGCCGCATTCGGTGCCCAGCACCTGCAGCAGGCGTCGGGCGCTGAACCCCAGGCCGGGCAGCGGCTGCTCTTTGAGGTGGCGCTCGGTGAGGTAGGCGTGGTCCACGTCTGCGGCGCGCATCACGGTGAGCGCGGCCTCGCGCACGGGGTCGGCAAAAGCGAACCGCGCAAACCCGTAGGCGCTGACGAGGCGCCAGGCGAAGGTGTCCTTGCCGGCGCCGGCGGGGCCGGTGAGGGCGACGAGGGTGGTGGTGTCGGCGGCTGCCATCTGCCTTACCCCTTGATGCGGTGGCGGACGATGCCGACAATGCCGTTTTGCAGCGCAGCCTGGTCGCCTGCGTTGTCCAAGAACGGGCTGCTGCGCCCGTCAGTGACGCGCAGATAGTCCACCTCGACTCTTGCGGTGTTCACGATGACCTGGCTCAGGTCGCTGATCTGCCGCGCCTGCTCGATCGTGATGGTGCCGGCCTTGATGCCGTCGATCGCATCGAACAGTCTGGCGCGCAGGCCTTCAATGTCGTGTGTATTCATGGTTGGGCGTCCTGCCTAATGGCGTGATTGATCTGGCGGTTGAGTGCCCCGCGCAGCTGCACCAGCTTGGCCAGTGGCCTGGGCAGTTGATGCACGCTGTTGCGCTGCATCAGCGCGGAGCGCGTGATGCACTCCAGAGCGTCGGGGGTGATCTGCGCCGCGTCCGTGGTGCTGCGGCCGGGCTTGAAAACCACCACGTAGCCTGCCGGTACCGTGCCCACGTCGCGCTCCCAAACCACGCGCATGTAGGCCTTCCAGCGCCGGTTGGGCGGCCCCGGGTCGTCACTGAACTTCTGTTCGAGCACGCCTTTGTTCACGCGCAGTGTCCCCACCGGGACCCAGTTGTGGGGGCGGTTGCCAGCGACAAACCGCGACTGCACGCTGCGCCCGCCGGGCTGGTAGTGCACGCCGCGGTTCCAAGGGGTCGTGCCCGGCTTCAACTGTGTGGCCATGCCGCCATGGCCAGGGTTGCGGCTCCGGCGACGGGCTGTCTCGCGCACCCAGTCGGGGTTCTTTGTCAGCCCGAGCTTGGCCGCCTTCTGGTGCACCGTGCCAGTTTTGCGGCCCAGGGCGCGCGCGATGTCGGCCGTCAACGTGTCGGCGTAGTGCTGCAGCAGCACCTGACACTCGGCCTCTGTCCAGAACCGGCGCGCGGCCATCACGCCACCCCCATCGCCGCGGCCTTGTCCGCTGCGTCGTTGAGCGCCTGGGCGTGGTGTTCGGCGGCGCTGAGGGTCAGGCACTCGGCCAGCGCCACGGCGCGGCGTGGCGTCTGGCGTGTGGCGTCTGGCGGCGCTTCCAGGCAGCGCACGACGACGTAGACGCTGCGGCCGTCCTGGGCGCGCACGGGGCCGTGGGCGCGGTACACGGGCGCGTTCATGGCCGGCTCGCAATGTGCAGCTGGCGCCGCTGCTGCTGGGCCAGGCGGGCGCGCAGTTCTTCGAGCGCCAGTGCGTCGTCCCACATCAGCCGCTTGTACTGGCCGATCTGGCGCTCGGTTTCGGCCACCTGGCGGGCCACCAGCCACAGGCGCCAGCGGCGCAGCGCGGCGCGCAGGCGGCGCCGGGGGCCGTGCAGCGGCAGCGCGGGGGCTGCCAGGCTGCACGCGGCGGTGTCGGCGCTCTGGCTGCACAGCAGCCAGCTGACGAGGGCGATGCACACCAGCACGCCGATCACGCAGGCCAGGATGACGCTGAGCGCGGTCTGGGCGCTGAGAGGGCGCTGCCCGGGGTAGGGGTGGCGGGCGTTCATTGGCACACCCCGGCCCACGGCCCCAGGGCGCCGGCGCTGCTGCCCGGGCGGGCGGTGCAGAGCACGGGCGGCGGCAGCGCGTGGGGGTCTGTGTTCAGCGGGGCCAGCACGGCGTCGCGGCACTGGCGGTAGAGCGCGGCGGCGTCGGTGCCGGCGGGCAGGGCTTCGAGCGCCGGGCAGGCGGCCTGCACCTGGGCCACGGGCAGCCGCGGGGCGGTGCTGCAGCCGCCCAGGGTCAGCGTGGCGCCGGCCAGTAACACAGGCATCAACACAAAACGGTTGGTCGTGCTCATGCCGCGGCTCCGGCAAACGCGTCTTCGGCGCGGCGCTGGTGCGCCACCTTGGCTGCGGCGGCGGCGGTGGCGGCCGGCGCGGGGGCGTCCACCACCAGCAGCAGGTGGCCGCGCTGCAGCACGGCCCGCGGGTAGTGCGGGTAGTCGTCGCGGTGGATCTCGCGGAAACCCTGCGCCGCGAGCGCGTCGAGCCACCGCTGACAGCGGCCGTTGTCGCTGGTGAGCAGCCGGGTAGTGATGCGCAGCGCGCGCAGCCGGCGTGTCGTGCTGCGGTCAGGCCGGTGCCAGGTGTGGCTGATGTCGCCGGGGAAAACCTCCAGACCCTGGGCTGCCAGGGCGGGCAGCACGGGCTCCAGGCGTTCGAGCAGCGGGGCCAGCTGGTGCAGCTCGGCCAGGCGGCGGTTCAGGTCGTCGTGGGCGCGCTCTGTGGCCTGGGCCAGCAGGGTCCGGCCGGTGCGGGTGGTGTGCATCGTCGCCTCCATGCGGCCGGTGTGGCCGTGGAGGCGAAGTATGGAACCTAAAGTTAGTGCCAGTCAAGCACCCAAGGTTACGATCCTGCTAGCATGCGCTCGCGCTCGACAGTCGGGCGTTGGAGATCCTGATGTTGGTGGACAAGCAAACCCAGGCCGAGCGGGCCGCGGGCGTGGCCTGCGTGGCGCGCCTGGTGAACTATGTGGTGATCGAGGTGTCTGCAGACGGCACGTGCAAGCCCGTGTCGTTCAAGGACGGCGGGCGGCTGGACGCCAGCTGGGCGCCCATGCCGCGCGACCAGCTGCTGCGCAAGATGCCGCAGATCCTGGGCGAGGCGGTGGAGAACGCTGGCGGCCCGCCCTACGTGCCGGCGCCGGCTACGGCCGATCAGGTGGCGGCGTCTGGCTGACCAGTCACCCGGTACAGGGTGCTGAACTCCACGTTGAACACCTGTGTGCCGGTCACTGGGCCGCGGTTCTTGATGCGGTAGAAGATCAGGTCGCCGTGGCCGAACGTGACCAGCGTGTCGCCGGGCAATCCGTCAAGCTGTCGCAGTTCACTGCGCAGGTGGTCCAGTGTGATGCTGTGGATCGGTGCTGACATGGGGCCTCCCTACAGGCGTTGGCGCCGCTCTTCGGCGGCGAGTTGCTGGTTCACCCAGCGCACGACGAAAGCCCGGTGGTTGGCCAGTTCGGCGGCCACCTTCTGGCGCAGTGCCTCGACCCTGGCATCGGCCTTGGCCAGCCGGGCTTTGATGCGCCGTTCTGCGGCGCTGGGCGGTCGCCCGGCATTCTCCAGCCGCAGCTCTTCGAGTTCCTCGCGGTCGGCAGCCAGCGCGAAAGTGTCGTTGATGCGGGCGGCCTTGTCGTCGAACGCTCGCCACGCCAACTCTTCGCGGCTCGCGGCGGCATCGGCGTAGGAGATTTCGATCAAGTCGCTGTCGAAGGCTGGCACCGCGCCCACGTGCACCATGAACTGAGCCGCCAGCGGGCCGGCTTGGTCAGCGGGCACGGGCTTGTCGGCCGGCAGCAGCATGGCCACCTTCATGCGCGGAAAGCGGCGGGCCATGGGTGCGCTCAGGTGGTGAGCGGCCGCCCGCGTGTATTGGCGGCGCGGCGCTTGATCTCGTCGATGCTGTCGATGTATCGCGCCAACGCTTCGTGGGTGAACCAGCCGTCGGCGCGCTCGAACTCGTAGCGCAGGTATTCCAGCACGGCCTGCTTGTTCTCCAGCGGCAGCCGTTCCAGGCCTTCGGCCAGGCGCAGGGTGTCGGCATCGGTGCGCTCGCCCTTCTTGGGGCCTGCGCCTTGGAGCAACCAGTTGACGTTGACCTGGGCTTCCTTGCATAGCGCAACGGCGTGACTCAGTTCTGGGTAGCCAAGGCCAAGAAGCCACTTCCTCGCTGCGTTTGGTGTCTTGCCTACTTTTCGGCCAAGTGCTGCGTTGCGGCCGTGACCGCGGGGGATTCCGAGTTCATCGCACAGCTCATGCATACGGCGAGCAAAGGCTTCGCGGTCATCGTCGGTGTCCACGGGCCGGAATGTGCCGGAACCGAAAGGCACCCTTGGTGCTTGCTGAAACCTAACTCTAGGTTCCATAATGCCGCCCCATGAACACGTCAGCCCCCCTGGATCAAGCCATCGGCTTGGTCGGCCTCACGGCGTTGGCCCGTGAGTGCAAGGTGTCGCACCAGGCGGTGCGCAAGTGGCAACGCGCCGGCCGCATGCCGCGCACCGAGTGGACCGGCGAGACGGCCTACAGCGTCACCATCGAGCGCATCACCGGGGGCGAAGTTCGCAAGGCCGACTTGTTGAGGCCCTGGCCGGCCGTGTGCGCCGAAGAGGCGCGCGATGCGGTCTAGCCCGCCCCGTTTTCCCCCCTCTGGCCGCGGCGACGCGGTGCCGCTGCAACCCGCTCGGGTTGTCTCCTCCGGCCTTGGCTGCGCGTGGTTTGCCGTCCGCGCGGCCCGGGTTTCGGCGGCGGGGGCTTTTCTTCCACCACACCGCACCACGCCATGAGCGCAGACCTGCACGACTACCGCGGGCGCATCACGCCCGAGACGCACTGCGCACTGGAGGCCATCAGCCGCGCCACCGGCCAGGACAGACAGGAGATCGTGCGCGAGCTGCTGCACAAATGGGCGCTGGAACAGATCCATGCGGCCAGTGTGATGCACCGCCTGCTGCAGGCCGAGGGCCTGAGCGGGATCGTCGGCGGCATCGAAGGGAGCGCGAGGGATTCTGAGGGAACCCGGGGGATTGGGCGGGCATGAGCGCCGCGCAACGTTGGGCCGGTCAGGCCTGAGCCGGCGGCGTCATGGCTTCTTGGGGAGATACCGAAATCGCCGAGCGTCCAACCCGCGCGGACGTGCGCGATACGCCACCGCACAGTGTGGAGGCCGAGCAGAGCGTGCTGGGCGCGCTGATGCTCGACAACGCCGCGTTGCACGTCATCAGCGACCTGGTCGACGTGCAGAGTTTCTACCGGCACGAGCACGCGGCGATCTTCGTGGCCATCGAGTTGATGGTGAAGGCCGGCCAGCCGGCTGACCCGATCACGGTGTTCGAGCACCTGCAGGCCCGCGACATGGGCGAGGACGCGGACCTGGCCTACCTGAATTCGCTGCAGGCGTCGGTGCCCAGTGCGCGCAACGTGCGCCGGTACGCGGAGATCGTTGCCGGCCACTATGCCGACCGGGCGCTGCTGGCGGCCAGTGACGAGGCCGCGCGCATCGCGGCCGACCACCTCATGCCGCTGGCGCAGCGCATGGAGCGCATCGCCTCGGCCATGGCCAAGGTCGAGCGGCTGAGCAAGGGCGTGGGCGGCCGGGTGCCGCTGCTGCGCCTGGACGCGCTGCGCGCCGCGCACGAGCAGGTGCGTTGGACGGTCAAGCACGTGCTGCCGGCGGCCAGCCTGGGCATGATGTTCGGCGGCAGTGGCACGTTCAAGAGTTTTATCGCGCTGGATGCTGCGCTGCACGTGGCGCACGGGCTGCCCTGGATGGGGCGTATCACCACACAGGCCCCGGTGCTGTACGTGGCGGCCGAGGGTGGCGCCGGCCTGTGGAGCCGCATTCACGCCTGGCACAAGGCGCGCGGTCTGAAGTGGGGCGACCTGCCGTTCTACGTGGTGCCCGCGGCGGTGGATCTGACGGTCGACGCCTGGCGCGTGGTGGACGCCGCGCAGGCCGTGGGTGTGTGCCCTGGCCTGGTGGTCGTGGACACGCTGAGCCAGACCTACAGCGGCGAAGAGAACAGCGCAAACGAGATGGCTGCGTATTTCCGCGAGCTGGGCCTGCGGTTTCGGGAACTGTGGGGCTGCAGCGTGCTGCTCGTGCACCACAGTGGCCATGCCAGCACCGAGCGCCCGCGGGGCAGCAGCGCCATACGGGCGAACGTCGATTACCTGCTGGGCGTGTTCCGTGACGAGAAGGAATTGCTCGCCACAGTGACCTGTGACAAGCAAAAGGACGGCGAACTCTTCGATGACGCCACCTTCCACATGAGCGTGGTCGAGCTGGGCGTGGACGACGACGGCGACAAGCTGACATCGCTGGTGGCGCGACACCTGAACAGCGCCGAGGAGGTCGAGCGTGCGCGCCTGGCCGAGCAGGCGGCCGGCCGCGGCGGGCGCAACAGCAGCTTCATGGCGCTGGTGTCCAACGGCATGGAGATCAACGCGCTGCGCAAGTCGTTCTATGAGTTGCTGGAAGGCCTGGACGCCGAGGCCAAAAAGAAGGCGTTCTTCCGCGCCCGGCAGTGGGCTGTCGACCAGGGGTACATCGATGTCGCGCAGGGCATCGTGATCGATCTTCGGCAGGGCGCCTGACCGGCGCGTAACAGTGGAAATGGAGGCCCGTCAAATGTCCCGTTTTGAATCTGAAGTGTCCCGTTTGCCGGGACAAAACGCCGGGGACATCGGCGGGGGACACGGCGGGACATCCCCCTTAAGGGGGGATGTCCCCCCGCGCTGTGTCCCGTTTGTCCCGGGACAAATGTCCCGCCCGATGTCCCGCAGTGCAGCCGCGGATCGAGACCGCAACCGTTTCCTGATGCCCAACGTGGCGGCGTGGCTGGATCAGCTGCGTCAATGGGCAGGCCGCGACGTGATCGACCAGGCGCTGCGAACCCAGCGCTTCGTGGCCAGCGACACCGGCCCCGATGGTGTGCTGCGCGAGATCCGCCGCAACGAGTCCGCCGCGCCCGCCATGGTGGTGACGCGCAAATCGTGGGGGTACAGGGCATGAAATACACGATCGACACGTCGGAGCTAGAAAAGCTGCGCGCGAGTTTCAGCGTGTTCAGCGACAGGCGGTTCCGAGCCGGCTTGGCGCAAGCGGCCACGGCCACGGCGCAGGCCGTGCGGCTGGATCAGCAGCGCGAGATGCGCGACGTGTTCGATCGGCCCACGGCGTTCACGCTGGGCCAGGTCTACGTGCGCCGGGCCGATGCAAACAACCTGACGGCCGAAGTCGGCATCAGCGACGCACCGTACCGCGTCGGCTATCTGAAGTGGCATGTTTTCGGTGGACAGCGCACACGCACGCGCTTCGAGAAATTGCTCATCAGCGCCGGCGCCATGCCCGGTGACCGGTACGCGGTGCCGGGCAAGTTCGCGCGCTTGGACGCGTACGGCAACATCAGCGCGGGGCAGATCCGGCAGATCCTGAGCCAACTGCGGATCGAGCCCACGCAGGGCGCCACCAGTGCTCTACCTCGAATCACGGCCGGCGATAAACGCCTGGTGGCCAATGCGCGCCGAGGCTCTGGGTTTGTCGGCCCGCTCAGCGGCAGCGCGGTGAAGGACGCCCGCGCCCGCATCAACCGCGTCAACGCCGCGCAGCGCAAAGCCGGGGGCGAGTTTGTGGCGTTCCCCAACGGTCGAGGCAAGCTACCGCCAGGGATCTACCAGGTCCGAGCCACTGCGTTCGGCCGCAGTGACCCGAAGCCCGTGATCGTGTTCGTCACCCGCGCCCGCTACGAGGCTGGGCGGTTGGACTTCGATTACGTGTCGCAACTCAGCGTGGCGCGCAACCTGCCAGCACAGGTCAACGCAGCCATGGCCGACCAGATGCGCCGGTGGCGTGCCAAGTACCAGGGCGCGTGACCATGGTGCAGCGCAGCGAATCCCGTATGCCAGGCCTGCCATGGCTAACGGTATTGTTCCACTTCGCGGGTCCTTCCCAAGGGGTCCGCAGGGCGGGTAATTCGGACCAAGAACTCGGACTGTTCACAGGTTATCCACAGGGGGTTATTTGATCCCGCATGTGCCTGTCAAACAGTCGGAGTTCGCGGCGGCGGTGGGGATTTCTCAGCCGGCCGTCAGTGACCTGGTGCGCGGCGGCGTTCTGCCTGAGGGTGGGTGCGCCGATGAATGGCTGCTGGCCTACTGCCACCGGCTGCGCGAGCAGGCGGCCGGGCGCTACACCGAAGGGCCGCTCGATCTGGCCCAGGAGCGCGCCGCGCTGGCGCGGGCGCAGCGCGAATCCGTGGAGCTCAAAAACGGCGTGCTGCGCGGCGAGTACGCCGCCGTGTCGTTGCTGGCCGAGGTGCTGGCCACGGCGAGCCAGGCGGTGGCCGAGCGGTTCGAGCACCTGCCGGGCCAGCTGCGCAAGGCGTGCCCCGACCTGCCGCCCGCTGCGATCGACCGCGCGATGGCGACGATTGCCGCGGCGCGCAACGAGTGGGTTCGGCAGACCGTGGCGCTGGTGTCGGCCGGCGTGACGTCGACCGACGACGACGAGCCCGAGCTCGAGGGCCTGGACGATGAGCCGCGCGCCGACTGAGACGCTGCGCGCCGTCGTCGACGCTGCGCTGTCTGGCCTGGCGCCGCTGCGCGCCGAGCCGCCGCAGTCGCTCAGCCAGTGGGCGGCCCAGCACTTCAGGCTGAGCGCCGAGAGCAGCCACACCCAGGGCCAGTGGGAGGCTTACCCGTTCCAGCGCGGCTGGATGGATGCGTTCAGCGACGATGCCATCGAAGAAGTCACCGTGCGCAAGAGCAAGCGCGTGGGCTACACCAAGACGCTGGTGGCGTTCATCGCCTACAACGCGGCGCACCGCCGGCGCAAACAGGCGCTTTGGCAGCCCACCGACGACGACCGCGACAGCTTCGTCAAGAGCGAGATCGACCCCATGCTGCGCGACGTGGCGGCGCTGCGCCCCGTGCTGCTCAGTGGCAAGGAGGACACGCTCAAGCTCAAGCAGTTCATGGGCAGCGTTTTGCACACCCTGGGCGGCAAGGCTGCGCGGGCGTTTCGGCGCATCACGGTCAGCGTGGCCATGCTCGACGAGGCGAGCGCGTTTGACCTGGTGGTCGAGAAATCGATCGACCCGGTGGAAGGCGCGCGCGGGCGCCTGGAGGGCGCGGCGTTCCCCAAGCTCGTGGCGGGCAGCACACCGCGCGTGAAGGGGATCGACCACATCGAGACCCGCGAGGCCAACGCCGACGCAGTGATGCGCTATCACGTCGTCTGCCCGCACTGCCAGGCCGAGCACCCGCTGCAGTGGGGCGGCAAGGACGTCCGCCACGGGTTCAAGGGCGGCGGGCTCGGTGGTGACGACTCGCCGGTGCGCCACATCTGCCCGCACTGCCACGGCGCCATCACTCAGGGCGACTACCTGCAGCTGTGGGCCGATGGCGCGTGGGTCAGCGCCTGCGGAAACTACCGGTACGGCGCCGACGCCCGGTGGCGCGATGCCGACGGCGCGCTGCGCAGCCCGCCCCGGCACGTCGCCTTCCACATCTGGACGGCCTACAGCCCCCAGCGCAGCTGGGCCGACATCGTGCGCGAATTCCTTGAGGCCAAGCGCAAAGCCGACGAGGGCCACAACGGGCCGCTGATCACCTTCATCAACGAAACCCTGGGCGAGCTGTGGGAAGAAAAGTTCGAGCGTGCCGACGAGCACGAGCTACAGCGCCGGGCCGAGCCCTACCGGCGGTTCACCATCCCCATGGGGGGGCTCGTGCTGGTGTGCGGCATCGACACCCAGGACGACCGCTGGGAGGCCGTCACCTGGGCCATCGGCCGCGGTGAGCAGATGTGGTGCGTGGACTACTCCGTGCTCTACGGCAACCCCGCTGACGAGCGCGAGTGGGCCGACAAACTCGACGCCTACCTGGCCACCACCTTCCAGCACGCCAGCGGGCAGGCCATGAAGATCGAAGCAGTGGCCATCGACACCATGGGTCACTTCACGCACCAGGCGTACAACTACTGCCGGCAGCGTGAACGACGGCGCGTGTTTGCCGTGCGCGGTGACCCGCAGGGCGGCAAGCAGATCAAAGGCAAGGCCACCATCCAGGACGTCAACTGGCGCGGCAAGGTGCTCAAGCGCGGCGTGCGGCTGTGGTACGTGGGCACCGACACCGCCAAAGACGTGCTGTACGGCCGCCTGCACGTGCAGACGCCTGGCCCGGGTTATGTGCACTTCAGCCAGGAGCTGCCGGCCACGTTCTACGCCGGCCTGACGGCTGAAAGCCGCGTGCCCGTGCGCACCGCGCGCGGCGTGGACTACCGGTGGGTCAACCCGCCCGGCCGGCGAAACGAGCCCCTTGACTGCACCGTCTACGCCCTGTTCTGTACGCACGCCCTCGGCCTGCACACACGCACCGCGCGCGAATGGGACCGGCTGGAACAGGCCGTGCAGCCCGCCACGGCCGATCTGTTTGCCGGCCCTGCCGAGGCCGCTGTCAGCCTGGCCCCCCCCCCCGCCCAGCCCGCCCCGCTGCAACGCAACGCCGAACCGCTGGCCGTGCCCCCGCCCAGCACCTACATGCAGCAGATCAACCGCTTGCGACAGGCCCGCCGCTGACCATGGACGCCTTGGGCATCATCCTGCGCATCGTGCGCGAGACCATCCAGGCCAGCGGCGTGCCGCCTGACGCCGTGCAGGATGCGCTGGCCGAGGCCGAACGGCGCAGCCGGCGCAGCCTGGGCGGCGCCATGCACCACATCAGCCGCGTGCCGCAGGTGCTGGCCAAGGAGCAGATCATCGAACTGGCAGCGCAAGACCTCAGCGCGCAGCAGATCAGCCAGCGCGTGGGCGTCAGTGACCGCTACGTGCGGCGCATCCTGCGCCTGCTGCGGGTGGAGTGACGGCCGCCGCCGGCCGCGGAACAACCCGCCCCCCGCAGTTCCGTCTCGCGCGCGAAAGTGCGCAGCATGCTGCCACCCCGCGTCCCAGCAGGCCAGACACTGAGCCTGACGATCAGCGAAAGCGCCTATCCGGCCACCGCTGGTTGGTCCATGCGCCTGATCCTCAGCCCTGCCACCGTGGGGCCGGTGCTGTCCATCAACAGCACCGCCAGTGGATCAGACCACGTCGTCACAGCCTCGGCCGCCGCCACGGCCGCCTGGGCTCCCGGTGGCTACGTCTGGGAGGTGTGGGCCATCCAGGGCGCCGAGCAATACCGCGTGGCAGCGGGGAGCACCGTCGTGGAGGCTGGCCTCATCGCTGGCGACACGTGGAAAGACCACCGCACGCAGGCCGAAAAGAACTTGCAGGCCATCGAAGACACCCTGGCCGGCAAAGCCGACAGCGGCACGCAGTTCTACGTCATCGCCGGCCGCCAGCTGCAGAGCTACCCGCTCGCCGAGCTGCGCAAGCTGCGCGACGACTACCGGCGCGAGGTGGCGTCAGAGCGCACCGCCGCGCGTTTTTCCGCGGGCCTGGGCGACCGCCGCCGGCTCGCCGTCCGCATGTGATCGGGGGTTGACATGACATTGCAAGTGGTTTTGCTCACCGACGTGGTGGGTGTTGGTGCGGCCGGGGCGACGCAGAGCGTGGAAGACTCGCTGGCCGCCGGCCTGGTGGCCGAGGGGCGGGCTGAGCGTGCCGGGTCTGGATGGACGCAAGCGCCTGGGGTGGAGACGCTCACCACCGCCCAGGTGCAGGCGGTGCAGGCAGCCATCGACGCCGGCCAGCTCGACGTCTTCGCCGGCTCCAAGCTCCCCACCCTGGCCGGCGTGCCGGTGGGCAGCATCACGCTCAACGCGGGCAGCGGCAACACCGTCAGCGCGCTGCGCCTGACCTTCGCGCCGCCCACCGACACCATTGGTGCGCAGCGCCTGCTGGTGCCCACGGACGAGACCTTCGTGCTGGCCGTGGGCAGCACGCGCAGCTTCACCATCGACGAGCTCGCCGGCACGGCGCTGGTGATGCACGCCGTGGGCGTGAGCAGCAGCACCACGTACACCGGCGCGGCCTACGTCATCGGCTCGGCCGAGGCCGACCTGGCCGACGCGCTGGCCAACGACGCGCGGCTGGAGTGGCTGTCTGACGACATCGCCCGCGTCGATGTCACGGTGGAGCAGGGCTCCACGGCGCAGACCGCCATCGTCAGCATCCTGGGGTGGACGCGATGACCAATGCCATCGTTGCCCCCGTCAGCGTCCTGCCGCGCAGCGCCGTCGCGCTGGCCGCTGCCAACCCCGCCATCTGGTACCCGCTGCACGAGGCGACCGGCACTACGCTGGCCTGTGCCCTGGGCAACGGACCCACGCTCACTGTCGGCGGCACCAGCCCGGCCGCCACCATCTGGGCCAACCCCGGGTGCCTGACGCCCAACGGCACCGACCATCGTGCCACCGCCGCGCAGCAGGCCTATGCCGACGACGTGCTCAACCTGGCCAGCCTGGTGGCTGGCGGCATGCTGATGGTGGGCCTGGAACTGCAGTTCGCCGGTGCCAATGCGGCCACCACCTACGCGCTGTGGCACGGCCGCGATGCGTCCACCGCCGGCTATGGCGGCTGGGGATTTGGCGTGAACGGCTCGGACCAGCCCACGCTGCTATTCCGCGGCCAGGGCGCCGGCTCCAACGTCAGCGGCGCCATGGGCCTGAGCATTGGCGACACGCACGCCGCCCCGGTGCAGATGCTGCTGGCCCTGTGGATCGAGGACGCGGTCTACCTGCGCAGCGAATTGCGCACGAGCGCGACGGGCACCAGCGTGGGCGCCGCGCAGTACGACCTCACCGGCCTGACCATCCCGTCTGCCGCGCTGGACGGCCTGACGCTGGCAGCCAAGCGCATCAGTGGCGCCAGCTTCAACTCCTACATGGCCGGCCGCCTGAACAACGTGTGGGCCCAGAAGCGCACCGTGTTCGACGCCACAGTGGCCGAGGCCGCGTGGGCCGACATGCAGGCCCGGCGGCGTGAGTTCCCTGGCGTGCTGCGGGGCTGACGCCATGGCCTTCAACATCGTGCTGGAGTCGTGCGAAGAGGCGGCGCAGCCCCTGCGGGCCGCGCCTGCCATGCTGGCCCTGGCGCCGCGGCTGCTGGTGATGCTGGGCGACGACCCGTACTACAACGTGGCGTGCCAGTACGGCGCGCGCAACGTCGCGCGCGTCACCACCAGCAGCACGGCCGAGACGATCAAGGACCGCGTGCACGCCATGTGGTCCAAGCCGGGATGGCGCGACCTTGCTGCGCGGCGCAGCGCCGGGGACATGCTGATCTCCTGGGCCGGCGGTGACGACCACCGCTGGGCCGACTCGTGCGACCACACCATCGCCGCGGCCGAGTCCGGCGCCGGGCCGGTGGGCGCGGGGCTGACGCAGTCGCAGGTCAATGCCGTGGCCACCGCCTGGTACACCGCGCACCGCGAGCTTGGCGCCACGTACTGGGACTACCCCACTGCCGCGGCCATGGCCGGCAACAACGGCGACGTGCCCAGCGGCCCGGCGGCCGGCGGCGCCGCCATGGCGGCCGCCAGCTTCCCGGTGATCTATCACCACCTGGATTTCGACCGCAACGGCGAGCCGGGCGGCAGCCACGTGCGCGTGATCGTGCCGGACCTCATCAGCTACCGCAGCCCCACCACTGCCACCGACAACATCAGCAAGGTGTGCATGGGCGCCGCTCAGGAGGCGTGGTTCATGGATGCCGTGCGCAGCGCGTGGGCCGCTGGATTCCAGCACATCATCATCGCCAGCAGCAAGAAGCTTTACGTCAAAGACTCCAACGGACGATACGGCAGCGGAGAGAACTCGGACACCTGGGGTGCGTACACCGCAGAGCGAGACCGTGTGTTCGGCACGCTGCACGCGGAGGGAATCCGCGTCGTCGTGATGAGCGGAGACCGGCACACGCCCAACGTCGTTCGCCGCACGGTGGCCGACCACGGCGCCGCGTTCGACTGCCTGGACCTGTGCGCGTGCCCGACAGGCGTGGAGAACAACGACACCGGCCAGGGCGACACGCTGGGCCAGCTGTGGCTGCGCAGCGCCGCCGACCGGTACGAGTGCGTGTTCGGCGCGCTGGAGTTCGGCGACGACGGCCGCATGCGCGCGTCCATCCGCGACGCGCTGTCCGGCCGCACGCGCTGGGGCTGCTGGGTGGCGCCGCGCAGCAACGAGCCGCTCTACGCCTGATGGCCATGACCCTGCTCCCCCGGAACAACTGACCCCCCGCAGTTCCGCCCGCGCCGCCACAGTGCGGGCATGCCCTCCTTCTGGCAACGTGCTGTCTCCCGCCTGGGCCTGGTGCCGGCGTCGGCCGTGGCCGGGCAGGTGCGGGCGGCTCAGGTCGACGCTGCGCGGCGCGTGGCCGGTAGCCTGCGTGGGCAGCAGCGTTCGCTGATCGCAGCGCTCACCAGCAACGACACCACCACCTGGCAGGCAGACGGCCTGCACATCAACGCCGCCAGCGAATCCGGCCTGGCCGTGGTGCGGGCGCGCAGCCGCGACGCCGCCGTCAACAACCCCTGGGGGCGCCGATTCGTCGGCCTCGTGCTGCGCAACGTGCTTGGCCCCAACGGCGTGCGCTACCAGAGCCGCGTGCGCGTGGGCAGCACGGGCGAGCTCAACAAGTCCGCCAACACCCGCCTGGAGGCCGCCTGGGCCGCGTGGGGCCGCAAGGGCGCGTGCGACGTCACCGGGCGCTACACCTGGCGCACCGTGCAGCGCATCGTCATGCGTCACTGGGTTGTTGACGGCGAGGCCTTCGTGCGCCTCCTGCCCGGCCGCGGCCCGCACCGGTTTCAGGTGCAGGTGCTGCCGCCTGAAATGGTGCCCACAAGCACCCGCCTGGACCTGGCCAACGGCCACAAGGTGCGCCAGGGCGTCGAGGTCAACGCCGAAGGCGCGGTGCAGGCGTACTACATCCGCCACGACAACCCCGCGCTCGACCCGCTGGGCGTGGCCGAGCAGGGTGTCAGCCCCCGCGGGCTCAAGCGCATCCCGGCCGCAGAAATGCTGCACCTGTTCACGCCTGACGAGGCCGGGCAGCTGCGCGGCGTGCCGTGGATGGCCGCCGGCCTGAAATCGGCCTACCAGGCGGCTGATTTCGCCACCGCCGGCCTGAACAAGGCGCGCGAAAGTGCCAAGCGGGGCGGCTGGCTCGAGGCCATGCCCGAGCACGTGGACCCGCCCAGTGGCGCCAGCGGTGCCGAGCGCCTGGCAGACGGCCAGGCCGCTGACGGCACGCCGTACCAGACCCTGATCGACGGCACCTGGGACCAGCTGCCCTACGGCTACACCGCCAAGCCGTTCGAGAGCGACTACCCCAACATCGAGTACGGGCAGTTCATCAAGGATTGCCTGCGCAACGTCGCCAGCGGTTTCGAGGTCAGCTACATCAGCCTGGGCAACGACCTGGAGGCCGTCAACTACAGCAGCGGCCAGCTCGGCCTGGAAGACGAGCGCGCGCTGTGGCGCACCGTGCAGGCCGCGTTTGCCGAGGACGACTTCTGTGCGCCGGTGTTCGGCCTGTGGCTGCGCTACGCCCTGGTGGCCGCGCCCGAACTGTCGGGCCTGAGCTTTGACCGCATCGACCAATACGCTGCCGCCGCGGCGTGGCAGTGCTACCGCTGGGCGCCCCTGGACCGCGAAAAACACATCTCGGCCCAGCGCGATGCCATCGATGCGCGCATCAGCAGCCCGCAGCGTGAGATCGTGGCCAATGGTGACGACCCCGACGAGATCCTGGCCGAGATCCGCGACTGGGCGCAGCAAACCGCCGACCTCCCGGCCGTGCAGCGCCCGGGTTCGGCAACGCAGCCGCAAGAGCCCGCGCGCGTGCGCCTGGTGGCCAGCCGCGACATGGAGTAACCACCCACGATGCAACCCGAAACACCGATCCCCGACCGCGTGCGCAAAGCCGCAGCTGAGCACCAGCAGCGCAGCATCACGCTCGACCGTGCGCAGATCGACGAGGAAAAGCGCACCGTCGAGCTTGCGTTTGCCAGCGACATCCCCTATCAGCGCTGGTGGGGCACCGAAATCCTTGATTGCACCGCCGGCGCCGTGAACCTGCAGCGCCTGAACGCGCGCCACCCGCTGCTGCTCAACCACGACACCAACGACCAGATCGGCGTTGTCGAGCGCGCATGGGTGGACGCCGACCGCAAGTGCCGCGCCGTGGTGCGATTCAGCCGCAGCCAGCTCGGCGAGGAGATCTTCCGCGACGTGGTGGACGGCATCCGCGAACTGGTCAGCGTGGGCTACTCCATCGATGAGATGGTGCTCGAAAGCCAGGACAAGGACAGCAACACCTACCGCGTCAACAAGTGGACCCCGTTCGAAGTGTCCATCGTTCCCGTTCCGGCCGACGCCTCTGTGGGCGTGGGCCGTTCCCTGGCCGCCGAGGCCCCCACCGCTCAAACCAAGGAGAACCCTGTGAGCGACACCACCACCGCCGCCCCGGCCGCCACCCAGCAGCCGGACATCCGCGTCATCGCCAGCGACGCCATCAAGCGCGAGCGCGAGCGCGCCAGCGAAATCCGCGCCATGGGCCAGCACCACGGCCTGGTCGAGGAGGCCGAGCGCGCCGTCACCGACGACGTGTCCGTCGACGCCTTCCGCAAGACCGTGCTCGACAAGCTCACCGCCGCGGGCAAGCTCAAGCCGGCCGAAGACCCGCACCTGGGCCTGAGCCAGAAGGAGGTGCGCCAGTTCAGCGTGGCCCGCCTCATGTACGCCCTGCTCGA